TGTTCATTATGTCCTTGATTGTTTCCATTGTTGTTTCTGTATTTTAGCGTATTGAAAAAATGGTTTCGGAAATCTCTTTCGTCTTGATAGTGGTTGTCTTTGATTCGTTGCTCTTGGACAAAGCTCTCTGCGAGTTTCCGATATTCGTTAGGTTCGATGTGCAGGGTCATCATTACTTGCTCACTCCACGCATCGGAGAGTAAAGAGGAAATTTCAAAAAATTGCCCTGCCCTATTAAAAAAAGAAATATTTGTTTCATTGTTATCTTTGTTATTATTGTTTATTTGTTTAGTTGTTGTTAGTTGTTTGTTAGTTGTTTGTTGCTTGTTTGTTAGTTGTTCGTTAGTTTGCTTGTTAGTTTGTTCGTTGGATTCATCTGAAAACCCAATCCAACCATCATAATCACAGATAGTTATGATTGTGAATTTGTTTGTTGATTTGCTTGTTAGATTTTTCGTCTTTTTTAGTTTGTTAACAATTGTTCTGATGGATTGGACAGAATAGCCGAATTCTGATGCCAGTCGGTCATAACTCGTCACGAACTGACCACGATTGACCAAGACACCTTTCCATATCTTCGGAGTATAGTTCGCCTTTTCAAGCATACGCACAAAGACATAGAAGACATCCTTGTCATCTAGCCACTCCCAGTTCTGCAAGTGTTCCCTATCTATCCCGAAATATCCCATATCAACGCATTTCTATATCCTGCACAAGGATAGTGTATACTATTTCCGCTTTCTTGCTTGTAAAGTTCGGTTCAATGCCCGAAATGTAATCAAGCAATGCTTTGAATACTTGTCCTGCATCTTTGTCGGTCAGCTTGTTGATTATCTGCGCTCGTTCAATGTAGACCGTAAAATCTAATCTTGGGTTCTCCATAATCGTATGAGTATAAAAACATCCCCAAATCAGAACCGCAACTTTCTGAAATGGGGATGTGTGCTATTAAAATAGCCTTTGCCTTGGATTGCGGTTGCGGTCGCAATTGATTCCAGTTGCAAATTTACAAGTTTCAGATGACATAGTCAAGTAATTTGTTTACTTATTTTGCAATGAGTAAAGATTTCTTTTGACATATCCCATCTATGATGGTCTGACACATATTCTCGGCAAGCAGAACACGTTCAACGAGCAAGTCAAAGTCTTCCTTCGGTGGTTCAATGGAGACGATTTTCAGCCTAGCATCAGGCTTTAAGAACGGATTGAAGACAACGAAATCCGTGACTGGTGTACCAAGGCATGAGCAATGCGACACACATTGCCAGTAGTACTGCGGATTGACTTTTTTCAAGGTCTGCCAGTCGGTCACGCTTGAAGCATACTTGATGTAGGTCTTGCCTATTGGACACTTAATCTCTAGGGTGCGAGTGACCTTGCCATCCTCAATGATGAGTCCATCGGGAGATGTGCCGAAAGTCGGGATGTCCTTGTGTTGTGCGAATCCCCACTCATGGACATCGTAACCAGTCAGCTTCGCATATCTCTTACGTGCGTATGGTTCTTGCTCTGTTCCGAACTCCATTGCCTTGCTTGAGATGCTTGTTAGGTTGTAATACTCCATCCACATTGCGCCATCGTTGATGACCTCGTCACGCAGGAGCCGTTCAGATGCCTTGTCAAAGATATAGTCCTTGGCGGTCTCCCCAAAGATATCTCCTTTGCTCCGTCCAGATACCATCAACTTTCCGACCTCTGACCCAGTCCACTTGCCAAGTCGGGCGAGATACCATTCCTTTGAATGCTGTTCCATAGTCTATCCCTCGTTTATGATTTCGGCATCTTCGATGTCATCATTGAGCATGGATGCCCTTGCCGACTCTTGGTTATCCACATACTCCACATTGGTAGAGTCAATGTCTTCCACGTTGACCTCGCCTTTGATTGAGGCTTGGTCGAACATCATTGCACGTTGCATCTCAATCGAGAGGGGAGCATATTTGGAGAGGAGCAACTTTGTTACGGTCTTCTTTGCCATAGCGGAAAAATTGTCTTTCCATACTCCGAACCCTTTGCGGAATGTCTGCGAGTACTGCGTTGCGTGTTTCTGCACCTCGTCAATGGTCATGTACAAAGTCTTTTCAAAGCCGTTGACCAGCTTTAGATATGCCATGTAACCTATTACCTTGTCAGATGAACGTGCGCTTTCATCGAACACATATTCGCCCGTAAATTTGTTTGCGCTGACGAGTTCTCCCTCATGCACCTCTTCTGCGATGATGGTCTTGACTTGTCCGCTACGCATTGCCAGTTGAATCATGCCTCTGTACATGATTTGAAATTGGGCAATGGTCTGTCTAGTCTTGCCATCGTAATAAGGCACAATTGCGGAGAATCCAAGATTAGGGTTGATAGGTAGGTCAAGTGTAGCGGCTATGAGTGCGGAGTTGACCACCGATGGCGCAGTCGCTTTCTTCAGCAACTCATTGTTGTTGACCACGGCAAGAACCGAACTCATGAATCCTGCTGACTTTTGTCCTAGAATCTGTGCAAATTGTTGCTTGCACACATCACTCTTGAAGATATTCTTGAGTTTCTGTTGCTCTGTCAATGCTTGTGTCGCAGTCTGTGTTGCGACTGGTTGAGGTGTCTGAACCTCTGTTGTTGTTTTAGTTGTCATAGAATCTGTGATTTTGAATTGGTGAATAAATAAGTCATTGCATCAATGTTGATGTCTTGGATACCATTGTGCTTACCTTGGCGCATGAACTGAATGAGGTCTTTGCGGTCAAAATACACCTTTGCCCCTGCTTTCCTCTGATAATAGGTCAACTCCCCATCGGCACACAGCGAGTGCAGATATGACTTGCTGATGCCCAGTAGTTCGCAAGCATCCTCGGTTGTCATCATCTCCTTGGTGGAGACAATGACAGCCTTTTTGATGTCTTGCAGGAGTTCTATGACCTTGTTGTCCATGGGTTATCCGTTGAATGGTGGGTTGATGATTACCTTGTCAAAGTCCGCTCCGCTTTCATCCTCGCAGAACATATTCGGGATGTACGAAGACAAGACCTTTTCTGTTGCCAGTTTGTAAAAGTCCTTTTTGATTTCAAATCCGTATGCCTTTCGGTTAAGGTTCATAGCGGCTAACAATGTGCTTCCCGACCCTGCGCATGGGTCAATGACCACATCATTAGGGTCTGTAAAGATACGGATGATTTTCTCAAGCAATGGAACTGGTTTTTGTGTCGGATGCACGTTCGGAGTGGTTGTGTCACGCTCCCAGTTCATGCAGTTGAATATCATTCGCCCATTGTTGTTGAACTTTGGCAATCTGTCTTTGTAGAGTACAAGACCATATTCGCAGTTTCCTACAATCTTCATATTGGCTTTCAGTACTTGTGCTGAATAGTCTTTGCGGAACACCAATGGGATGTAGTGTTGGAATCCGTATCGTTGCCCTAACTCTATGTACTTGAATTGTTGCTCAAACTCGCAAAAAAGCACCATGCATGGCGCACCGCCTTTCCCTTTCTTCGGCTCTTTGACAAGCATCTGCGAACAAAAGTGCATGAATTCAGCAGGACGGAAATCCTTGTCGGTGTCAAAGAACTCCTTTCCTGCTAGGTTGGATTCTCCGTTCTTGTTGTCTCCGTCCACATACCATGCGGGATTGCTTGCATAAGCGTTCTTGCCAAGGTTATAAGGTGGGTCGGCAATGATTAGTTGTGCTTTCGGGATTCCATAAACCTTGAAATTCTGAAAGTGGTCGTTGAATAATTGAACTCGTTTCATTCTGTAACGCTTTAATCAATGTGGTCTTTCTCGCAGACAAGCACATCCCCGACAATGAAATCGGTGGTGTCCTTGCATAGTCTCAATAGGTCTGTTGCTTTATCGTTCATCGGTAGTCCGTTGAGTTTGCCCTCGTCGTTGACTACCATGAGATAGAATTGCGAAAGCCATACAAACTCGATGTAACCGCCAACGATACTTTGCAACTCCTCAAGAGAGTAAGTCTTCTTTTCGGGTGCGACTTTAATTTTCTTCCCGTCAGTCTTGATAATGTAGTCCATAGTCATCACTTGTTATGGTTCGTGTGGTGTCTGCGCTCGTCCTGCGTTGTCTGCATGGTGTCTCCGTAGCGGATAAGCAGGAGAGAAGCGAAAAGGAAAGCTGTGCCGATGACTGCGCCAACCATGTTGTCGGTGCAGAAGAGGACGAATGCGATAAGCAAGCATATCATCCCGAATGCGATTGATGTTGTCTTGTTCATAGGTCTGTGGTTTGTTATTATTGTTTGAATCTGATATTGTCGTATGCATGGCGGTCAGCGTAACTGCGCTTACCCATCCTCTTGCAGTACTGGTATACATTGTGCGGAGTGCATCCAACGCTTTCGGAGATGCGAACGCAGATGCGCCATGTGGAGTACTGGTTGCCACTCTCCTTGTCAATTTGGTCGAAAAGAGCGTTTATGATGTCCTTTCGTCTTGCAGTCTCTTTCTCTTTTTCTGTGCGTAAATCAATCATTGTCTTATGTTATTTTGGTTAATTTTTCGTTCTGTGAGCGTTTCTCCGCTTCTGTGTACGTTTGCCCACATCCGCAGAGAAACGCTCTTATACCGCATTCTGTGCGCTTCTGTTATCGTAATGAATTGCCGAACCGCCAGTGGTAATAATCTTGAGCATCTCTGAATCCGTGTTCATCCCATTCGTCATAGGGTTTGAGGGCATCTTCGTGCATCTCCGCAAGGTCATCAGAGTCGCAGAGGTGTTCTTCTATCCAGTCTCCGACATTGGAAAGGTCTCGGTAGTCATGTGGCACATCGTGCAGACAATCCACCAACTCCACAAGTCCATTACTTTTCCATCGTGCGGAGAAGAGAACATCCCCGACATACGTTGAACTTGTCGCTTCCCATGTTCCCATGTCTGTCTCAAACTCCGCATCTTCAGCGAGTCTGTCGCAAATCGGTTGTAGTATCCTCTTGTAGTCCATAGTCTATGCCTTTACCATTGGTGACCATTTGCTGACGAAATTCTCAATCTTGGAAAGAAAATCCTTGCACTCATTCTCTGTCTCGGCATCCCACAAGGAAAAAGGTGTCATGTGTGGTGCTTGTCCAGTGACACCATTCCTGCTCCAGTCATGGAAATAGACACAGATGTAGTTCGGTGCGCAGTCAAGGTCTGCTGTCAATCCCTTGCTGACTGCGATTCTCTGAAAGTTCTGCACATCTGCGAGTGTGCTTTGAATCAAAGCTGTTGTAATA